TGTATAATCGGTCTGATGGTTGAATCAATGTCGCAAGTGTTACACCATTTTTCGCAGCGTTCATTACTGTTAAGCTGACCTCTTTTGCCAGCGAATCAGGATCATCAGACATTGTCAGGTCCTGTATAACTTTCGATTTGTATAGATCGTATTCTTGCCCAGAAGCCGTCTTTACAACTGCTTTATACCGTGGATTCCCTAAACTTGGCATATCTTCCTATCCTCCTATCATTTTTAACAGTGTTTTATAATCAGCAACACCAGTTACTGTTAATTTGTGCTTACGTTGGTAAGTTTTAATCGCTGTTACTGTCTTAGATCCGCAAGCACCATCCTGTTTGACTCCCACCATTTTCTGGACAAATTTTACGACCTGTCCTTTTCTTCCGGTTCGGATCGTGATCTTTTTCATGGCTGATTTCATCGAAGATGTCAGCTTTTTATCAACTTTCAGCTTCGAGTAGCCATCTTTATTCATTGCTTTCTTTAATTCCTCAACCTTGGAATTAGAAACTGATTTACTGCTTGGAACAGGAATCACAAGCACCTGTCCTTTATAGATCGTATATTTGCTGATCTTTTTCTTTGGATGTTTCTTACGTTCCTTTTTATTCCTAGAATCAATCAGTTTCTTATTTGCATTATAAATAACCTTGTATTTTTTACTGGACCTAAGATATTTTTTTGCAAGTTTCCGTAATGTTTGTCCTTTCTTTACTTTGACCTTTTTCTTTGTGGTTTTGGTACTTCTTTTCGTTGAGGAAACACTTATTTTTTCGTAGTCGATAAATCTTACCGTGTAGTAATAATCATTCAGGCTTTTGACCGTAGAATCGTATTCTGAAACACGCATATCAACATTGATCTTCGTTCCTGTAATACAGACATTTACCACTTTCCCATACTTAGCCCAGTATTTCATCAGTGCATCTAAGGTTGCTGGATCAGTCCACTTACGAACAAATTTCATGCCTTTTCTTGCTTCTCCGGGAAAAAAACATTCCCAGCTTAGTTCTGAAAGATTTTTACCATTCGGAACACTGACCTGACCTAATTTATAGATATCATATTCTGCAAACTTACCTTCGATTGATGATTCAATTTCTTCAGGAATGATCGGAATTTGTATCTTCTGATCATTCCCTTTTGAATTTTTTCCAGTAATATATATGTCCATTTACATTACCTCCGCTGTTCTGTTACTTGCCGTTGATCCGATTGCATCTGCGATCGCCTGCATAATAGCATCTGCGATCTCTCCTTTAGAGTTTTTGATAGCATCAACTATGCCGTCATTTCCAGATGCATTGACGCTGATCGTAATACCACCAACGTTGATCACTGGCTGACTGCTACCAGACGAAGCTTTTCCAGATCCGGATGATCCTCCAACAAGTCCACCTTTGGCATGCTTTGTAACGCCTAAAATCTGTCCTGCTTGATTCCAGAGAGATAATGCACGGCTTCTATGTCTAGAAAGTGGAATGACCATTTCGTTTCCTTCTTCTCCTAATTCAGAAACGATATGACCTCTGACCAGACTACCCTTCGCATTATGAAAGAACTTTCCATTTTTCGGTAAGGCTGTCTGTACTTTCGGTGCGGATGATGTCTTTTTGCTTGTTTTCTTTTTACCAGATTTTGAAGAACCGCTATTACTTAGATAACTTCCACTAGTAATACTTTTGATCGCACTTGCTTGTGCAGCGGTTGTACTTGCTGCGGATGCAATCGTTGAGGCTGCGGATGCTAAAGCACCTGCAAGTGATAATGCGGAACTTCCAGCACTTTGTAAGTTGCCACCAGCTGCAAGCGACATAGAACCCATCGTTCCCAGCATTCCTCCAGCTGTTGCGGACTTTCCACCTAAGCTGCTGACTTTTCCACCAGCTGCATTCGTAGCACCTGAAAAAATCTTTGTCGTCTTTGATCCAACATTCGTTTGTTTTGTGTTTTTCTTATTCTCCTCGTAAGCTTTCTGTACGGAACTTGCCAGTTCTTTGTATTTTGCTCCTTTTGGATTAACACTGCTAATACTGTCTTTACTGTATTTCCAATATTCCTGACTCTTTGCCGTCATAGAATTACTGTTTTTCAGTGCATTCTTTCGGCTGGATACAAACTTTCTAAGGGAGTCGCCGAACTTATTTCCTTTTGTGATTGCACCAATTCCACCAATTCCAGCACCAATAAATGCTCCCGGAACTGCTCCAACACCACCAAAGGCAGCTCCTATGGCTGCTCCGGCGGCTGCACCACCTCCAACCATTCCAAGTTTCGTGCCACCTCTATAGGCTTCCTTCTTCTTCATGGCTGAATCTTTTGAGGTCACTGCGTTATAAATATTACCAGCTGCACTTCCTATTCCAGCAATCCCTAAAGCTCCACCTAATAAAGATGCACCTCCAACGGCTGCTGCTCCACCAGCGGTCGCTGCACCTGATCCAAGTTTTACGCCTAGATTTCCAAGCCATGCTTTCCATCCAGTGGCAGCTACGGTTTCTCCATTTTTCAGCGTGACACCAGAACCGCCTAAACCAAACAAGCCACCCGGTGTCCTTGTCGGTCCAGATGGTGTTTTCGGTTCAGTTTGTTGCATTTTTCGCTTTACGCTTTCTGGTAACCAGATTTCTTTATTACCTGTCGGATTTGTTCCCGGTATTGTAGAATTTCCGTTTCCAATTCCTCCGTTCACATTTACAACTGCCGCGGACACATTGATTGTTCCAATAGAATCTCCCAAAGGATTTGTTTTTCCTCCACCTCCAGAACCGCCAGTGATCTGATCGTATAGACTTTTTCCACCTTTAAACAGCTTTAGCCCTCCAGATAATCCAAGAAATCCAGCTAAATAATCTGCGATACCAGCTTTATCTCCGCCTGGTAACAGATCCTTAAGAGATTCCTTGAACCAGTTTCCACCAGCTTTTGCAATATCTTTTCCAATCCCAGTAATCTTTTTAACGATCGCCGGTCTTCCTTTAGAATCCCACCACTTAGAAAACGGATTTGCAATCAGTTCATCCCAAGCAATACTAATCTTGCCACCGATTGAAGCATTTTGGAATTTTGGCATACTAATAAGATCGTCGATCTTATCTCCAGCCTTTTCAAGTCCCTTGAATACAGATGTACTTGCATACTCTCCAAGTTTTTCAAGTGATGTTCCAGCTTCTTTTAGTTTTGCATCGGATTTATCAAGATAGTCTGCAAATTCTCCTAAACCTTTCGTTGCTCCCTTCTGGAGACCTTTTCCCCATTTAGAAACAATGTTTATGTCGAACGTATCTTTAATATTTGACATTAATCCAGAAACCGTCGAATTAGATGTTTTGTCCATCATTCCATCAAATTCTTTCAGCCCATTAAGGATTGTCTTAACTGCTTTGTCTCCACTGATTTCGCCCTTTTGAGACATTTCTCTGATCTGGGCTATGGATTTACCCTCTGCATCAGCAAGATACTTCCATGCGTTTATACCGACATCTGTCAGCTGATTCATGTCCTCTGCGTTCAATCTTCCGTTTGTTTTCATCTGACCTAAAGCTCTGGATACTCGAGAGATACCCTCTTCTCCAGCTCCAAGTGCTGCGGATGCATTACCAATCTTCGTCAGGTCAGGAATAATGTCTTTATCAGAGAATCCATAAGCCAACATCCTTTGAGCATTTGATACTACGGCCGATGTGTCAAACGGAGTAACAGATGCAAATTTCTTCGCACTATCCATAAACTTCGTAGCTTTCTTTTTAGATTTCAGCATTGTTTCAAAGCCAATTTGATATGTCTGAAATTCGTCTGCTAATGATACTGGATCAGCTATCAATTTCTTTGCAGCAATTCCAGTCATAACTCCACCAGCCAAAGTTTTTAGTGAAAATATAGAATTCTTGATCTTAGATATAACACTTGGGATTTTTTTGATCTGACTTGTTACCTTGTCATTGATTTTTAGGACTGCTGAAAAAGTCTTTCTACCAAAACTCATACCAGCACTCATAGCTTTTTTGATCCCTGCTGTTGCAGTGTCTTTTAATCCAAGTTTTGGAGTCCAGGTCTTTTTACCGAGCCCGTCTCCCTTTTTACCAAACTTGTCAAGGACTGGACTTGCTTTATCTTCAAGTCCTAATTTTGGCTTTGCACGCTTCTTTCCAAGCTTGTCCATCTCTCGTGATGCTTTCTCTGCATTCTTCCCTGTTTGCTGTAGGCCAGAAGACGCATGGTCGGAATATTCCGATACAACATCGATCACAATTTCTTTGTTTGCCATTTATGCATCGCCTCCTTCCATAGCTGTTATAAGTGCTGCAAAGATAAAAGCCCTCTCTCCTTCTGGGAGATCAAGGGCTTTTGATGGCAACATTCCAGTCCGTAAATAATTTTCTGCGAGCAGAGAAGCTAACGGACTGGACTTAATTAGTTTTTTGCATAATCAATGACATTTGTACCACTGCCGGATAACTCTTCAATCTTGTCGCTGACTGCTTCAAGTTCTCCAGCTGTAAGAATTTCCTTAATGATCTCTGCCTGTGTCATAACCATGTGACCAGCTTTGTTCAGTCCTTCTTTTAATGCTGGATTATCCCAGAATTTTGTTCCATCACTTTCCGGAACTGTTGCAATGTAAATCTGCCATGCCATGTAATCTGCATTGCTTACGCTTTTCTCAATTAATGGAAGTGATGCTCCACCCGGATTCGGCATATAAGTTGTTGCTCTCTTTCTGCAATCAGTGATTTCATCAAAAGATAATGGACGAATATCGAATTTAAACAATTTCTGTCCGTTTCTTTGAATATTTAATGTCTGGCTTACCTCTGTCTTATACTCTGCTGCCTTTAACAGACCAGTGATAAGGTCCATTTCATTTTCTTCTGTTACATTGATATTTGTTTTCTTCTCTGCCATTTTCTTATCCTTTCTTTATGCTGCCAATGATTTAATACAATCTGGTACACTGTTAACAATAAACTGGCACTGTCTCTTGATGATTTCTCCCGGTTTTACTTCCAGAATGTTTGTATCTCCATCAGGAATACATTCATCTAACAGATATTTACTTTCGCCACCAGCAAGTGGTTCTGTAACACCGCCCTGTAAACTGAATGTAGGAATTTTCCCATTTTTAATCGCTTCCAGCATTGGTACGATCGTCAGATCATCTCTTACTACAGCTTCAGTGAACGATGCTGTAAATTTAACACTGTCTGGAACTCCATATGTCTGTACATCTCCTGCCGGATGGAAATCTACGTTTGAAAAATTCATTCCGATTGTAAACTCTTCCACGGATGCAAACCAGATGGAGACTCCATCCAGTGTAATAAAAAGCTTTCCGTCTTTTCCTGTCATCAGCTTTCTAGTATCAAAACCTTTTCCACTCATCTATATAACACCTCCTACTGTGCGATATACTGGAACTGATATGTTAAGTAGATCTTTTCCATGCTGTCAACGTCATCAATGCGGATAATAAAGTATGCATAATCAGCTGCATGTGGATTTTCTGTATCCTCATAAAATTCGTAGGTATCTAAGATCTTTCCTTCTCTGTTCATTTCAGCCAGTACTTTTTTAGCTTCCTGAATTACATTATCAACGCCTGCTGCATTGTTGCTGATCTTACCGATCAATGGTTCTAATGTACGATTGATACGGTCAAAAGCTTCATAACGGACAGCTGTACGTTTGATCTTCTTCCATCCTTCGTCATCGTCCTCATCCAGAACTGTATATGTGTTCACTCCTGAATCAAACCAGACCTGTCCTTCCTGTCCTTCTGACAAAAGAAGCAATCCAGATTTGATCGCATCGACATATTGTTCATTCGTCAGCTGTTCAATGCATGACTCCGCATCTGGAATCTCTGTATGTACAATTGATGTACTTGAATCTTTGCATCCAATCACACCTGCCTGAACTGCTGCCGCAAGGTATCCTTCCACCCTATCTCCGGCAGTATTATAATATCCGCTACCGCAGTAAATAAAATATGGTGCATTATAGGATTTTGCATTCGTTTTTCTTGTAGCAAGTGACTTTCCTGCCGCTTCTCCAAGTACGCAAACACCCAATGCACCGTTTGAATGGATTCTTTCCATGTATGTCTTCGCTAATGCTTTAACATCTTCTTCGACTGTATCAAGCACTAGTACATTCCAAGCATAAGTTTCGAATGCATTAAACGCATTGCTGTAATCTTCTGTTGTGACTGCCGGTGCTGATCCACCAGCCAAAGCCTGCTGTGCAACCGTCTGCATGATCCCGGATGCTCCAGAAACAAGTTCTGCGGATAAATACTTGCTGTCTTTCATTGCTTCCACCAGATTTGCAGCCTCATTTACATCCGCACCAGCGATAAAGCTTACTTTCTCAACAAGTGTTGCCCCATTGTAAACGGAACACTCTTTTGTCGTTTCATCTCCTAATTTCTGTTTTACAGTTACGGAGAATTTCAAAGCGGTTGGATATTTTGTCTTTAATGTAACTGCATTTGTGGCTGTGGTTGTCTGTAAGGACAGGCTTCCTTCTTTACCACCAGTTCCAAGACGGTAAAGATATACCGTGTTAGCACCTGCATCAAACAGTTTTACCGCTGCATCGATCGTTCCACTCTCCATATAAAGTGAAAGAAGATCACTCTTTGATGTGATCTTCTGAATCTCTCCAACTGGACCAAAATCTGCATGAACCGGAATACAGAAAACTCCGTTCATTGCGGATGCTACACCATTATTTGTGATCTGCTCATGTCTGCGATAAACTCCAGCTCTTTCCTTTTTCTCGCCTTTTAAAAATAATCCGGACAAGTTCTTATACCTCCTTCTTCTTAAATGTATCTACAAGTTTCTTTGCTGTGCTCTGCGTTGCTTCTTTAACACCTGCCCTTGCAAATGCTGTTCGGATAATATCTTGTGATACTCCTAACACCTGTGGATTTTCTGCATATTCATCCACAGTATAAGTAACTTCTGGCACTGTTTTTGTTTCGTCTTTCTTTTCTGCCATTGTTTCCTCCTAACTTATCGTAATTGTCTTTAATTCATCGACTGTTTCAACATCTCGTAGCTTTCCGTACTGACCTCTTACCGTTACCTGTCCATCTTTTAATGGATCAAGTTTCGTGCTGTATGCCAGCTGATTTACAAAAAACGGCGATCCATCATTCATAACGAACCGCTCTCTTTCCTGTAAATCTTGCAGCAAGTTCATAACAAACTGATCAGCATTTACATCCGATCCGGAGATCACATGTACCTTGATGTTGTTTGTAAACCATGTACAAGCATATGTCGATGGGAACGTTCCTGGCTGCATAGAATCCAGTCTAGTATAAACAACCACTTCTTCATCATCCGGCTTCCAGATTTCGTCAAGTTCCGTGTTATTGATCACTGTCACGTTCCAGTTCTCATCAATGTGCTTTGCCAAAGAACCGACTGCATCCAGCGGAAGGTATGAATGTTTTGGAAAAGCATATGCATCGAATGTCAACACTGATCCACATACTTCTACATCCATTTGCCCTTCGATTGCTTCCTGAAATGATTCTGACTTTCTCCATACAAGAGAAATCGTTGTATCTTCATCGGTCAAGAAAACTCCTTCAAACGCTTTTTTCAGGATCTTCTTCGCTTCAAGCAAGTTCTTATATCCTTGATTATTAAACAGATACGCTATTGCAATCTCCATCGTTCCAGAAACCTTACGCTCTGAATCATCTTTCAGATTCAGCCCATAGATGATACGCCCATACTGCGAACCATCCCACCTTGAATCAGAATCATCAGGTGCCTGATCCAAAAATATTGCTGGTCCATTTTTGAACGTAGCCAATCCGTTAATATTCAGTCTTTTTAAGTACTTGAAAATTATTTCTTTCATAGAGTTACCTCAAAATCTGAACCGAAGATCTTTACAATCTCCGGCTCTGCTTTCTTCTTAATTGGATCAATAAATGGTCGTTTTGCCATCTTTTTTGTGCCACCTTCCAGCCATTCAGCGTGTTTTGAATTACTTTTTATCCGGCTTGTAACTTGATCTCCTTCAATCAGAGTTTGATCATCCCAGTCCTGACGTAACTTTCCAGACTGTGGTGCTGGTGTTTCTCCCGGTGCGGATGATCTATTCGGAAGCCGTTTGTATTTCTTTCCAGAACCGCCTTTCGACAATACTTCGATCTCAATATTTCTAAGGGTGTTTGTTGCCATTGCACCCTTTCGCATCATCTCTCTTTTGATACTTTCATCAAGATTCTTTGCACATGCTTGAAATTCAGCTTCTACGCCCATCTGTATCACTTCTTTCTAATACATAATAGATGGAAAACTGCCCTGTTCCAGCTGGATCTTTTGTACCCTTCACGATAAACTTACGATCATGGCACGGATCATCGCCAAGCAGTAACACATCGTTCTTACTTAGCTTAACCACTGGATGGTAAGACACAATCGTATGACTGATCGGAGTCTGGTTTTGTTTCCAGATTTCCATTGTCTTCATATCTGCTTCGGCTAGTATACCGTCTATGATCGCATCAGGGGCTTCTTTTTCATCGCCCTTTACAACCATGCCATCGTCCATGACTTCTGTATCCTGCCAGTAAACACGGAAAGACTGCATATATTGATATGGTCTACCGATTGATGTCATTTTCAAAAGCGTCCACCTCCAGGATGATTCATCATTCCAACGTAAAAATACTCTCGTTTTTCATTCTCATACGGCTTGATTCCAACACTGGAAGATGCAATTTCTTTTTTCAGATCATCATAAAGCTGTTTCCAGAAATTCATTCGATTACCAAAATTAAAAGAGACAGGACCAACACTGTTGTCTACGTCCTGTCCGTATTTGAACATCATATGTTCTAGCAATTTCAGTTTTGCCATCTTAAAATTGTCCGGATACTGCTCTAATACAGCTGTGATCTCTTCATCGGAAAGTGCAGCTGACATTTCATCCTTTGATACATCAGTATCCGCCAATTCGAACCGCATCTTCATAACATCATTTGTATTGATCTCATCTGGAAAATAGTTATACGTCATTCTCCTCGCCACCTTCCGGCTGTTCTGCTGGTTCTTCGGTTTCTTCTACTGCTTCTGATTCCTGATTAATATCAGTATCAACGGAAATATCAGCAAGTCTTGTTTCAACTGCTGCCTTAATTCCTTTTCTGGAATCAATCTCATGTAACAGATGTAAGACCGGTGCATCTTCCTCTGTCATGGTCGCAATCTCAATTTTTGCCTCTTCCATTGTTTTCTGAATTGTGGCAAAGAACTGTAATAACTGCTGTGCGTTCACTGCAAGCTCGTGCTTAGATTGTAATAAAGGAATTGATAAAGTGTTAGGGTTAACATTCAAATCCTCTGCATACGCTCCATTTACGCTCGCTACTTCTGCAATGTGTCCAGACTTCTTTAAAAAGAGAGAGCGTCGTTCATCTACGACACCCTCTGGAATAGTCTCTCCGATCTTATACTGCTTTCCGCCAAAATTAACTGGCTTAAGTGCAACATAATTCATATAAAGCACCTCCTACTCAGATACGCAACCACTTAAGAACGTTGCAAGGTCATCGGAAGTCTTTTTCATGTCTGTTGCCATAAGTCCTTCGATGAACTCTGAATGTGATCCTCCTGGTCCATCATACTGTGATGTAGCCATCCATTGACCGTTTCCTAGCATATCCCATGTATAAATATATCCGGCAGATGGTTCTTCAAGATCTACTTCTTTCGGTGCATAAGTTAATAATGCACTGTTATCGTCGAAGACAAATTTCATATCGGCTTTCTGACCGATTTCTGCTGCATTATAAGTTGCATACAGAACTTTTACTTCTTCCAGACCAAGTACCGCTGCAATTACCTGTTCGTTAACAAGTGCTGGATTCGGTGTTGACCCTGAACCTGTAACTCTTTCTAAGAACTGCGGATGATTTTTGATTGCCTTATACGATCTGTATCCTAAGCATAATTTGTTAGGCATTCTACGTCCGTTTAAAAGGATTTCTTTCTTCATCTCATCAAACTGACCTACGATGTCCGCGTTTGCATCATCAAAATGCACAAACTGTTTAGATGTTGAAGCTGTTGCTTCTCCTGTCTTAACATTTGCCCAGGCATCAGCATTGAAAAACTTGTTTGCAAAGACCATATCAAGGTGCAGATTCATCTGTTCTGAAACCTGTTTTACCTTTGCACGTCTCGGATCAATCGTTGCTGGTGCTCCAGTTCTCTGGTAATCCAGAGCTGTGATGTTATCTACTCCGACGATGATCTGATCTACCTCACATTTGTAAGTATCATCTGAATGAGAGAATACAGCCGGATCTACTGATCCGAACTTAGGCTTTCTCTTTACCTGGTCTTTCGCGATCTCTTCTTTGTTGAAGATATAGTAGCTTCCAGTGCTTGCATGTACTGGAAGAATTGGAAAGATGCTTGGAGCAACATTCATTCCAGGTGCCTGAAAATAGCTCATTGCCATATTGGTTAAATAATAGTTTGGTCTCCAGCCTTTCGCAATATCAACTGCGATTGCTGCTGCGTTGTTATGTCCTGTGTTCATTTATTTCATTCCTCCTTTATTTACGCTTCATATCCAGCATGGATGATCGCAACGTTTACGATGTCTCCTTTTGCTGTCGCTGGTGTCAGTGCCATAGCTAAGATGTACTGCCCTGTTGTTGCCTTCTGGCATAATCCCTCTGCATCAACAGCAAGGAAATCTCCAGCCTCAATCTTTGCACCAGCTGCCCACATGCCCTGATTTCTGATCTGAACAGTAATATCATCGCCTTTGGCTACTGTTTCATCTCCAAGAAGCACAATTCCTGTTGCTTCCTTTCCGGCTTCAGGAATTTTTGCTCCATCTTTTGTTAATAAAACCGCTACGGCTGTTTTGAGTTCTGCTCCAGCTGTAACATTGATCACTGGGCTTCCACCAGTTGGATTGTATTCATATGTTCTGTTTGCCATCTTCTCTGTACCTCCTTTCTTATTTATCGAACATTGCTCTTAATTCAGGATCATTCTGCATAACGATATCCTGTGCCTGTGCATCAGTAAGGTTTGGCATAGACTTTTTGATCTCTGCTACCTTTGCGTTCATCTTTGCAACACCTTCTGTATCGTCATTTCCTGTGTGAGCTCCACCAGATTTACCGATTTCCTCAAACAGACCTGATTTCTGAATTACCGCAAGGTTGTTATCCATGGATGCAATGAAGTTGTTATACGCTTCATCGGATGTTGCTTTCATGGATTTCAGAACTGGCACTAAGTCCTCTGCTTTTGTTCCTAAGAGTTCATACTTCTTAGCAACTTCTTCTAAGGACTTCTGTTCTGCTTCCTCTGCTCTCTTCTGGATTGGTTCCATGATCTTCTCCATCATATCAGTGAAGTTCTTTGTAACACCTTCCATTGCTTTATTCACTGCTTCCTGAACCTGTCCATCAATATCAGCTCTTTTTGCAGTATCCTCTTTTTTTGCATTTGCATCATCCTGTAATGCTTTTAATGCTTCTTTCTTTTCTTCCTCTGTCATATTTGAAATATCAAATGCCATTTCATTCTCCTTTTCTTCTTTTTCTTTGTTAATAGTTTCAGGATCGCAAGATTTCTCAATTACCTCTTGCATTTTTGCGATCTCAAAATCATCCGCAACAACAGTATCTTCTTTGTCTGTTGCTGCACGTTCTAATTTGATCCAAGACTTGGATGCATCATCCGAAAATGCCTTAAACTGATCAATGCTCTGTGCGATTGCTGCCTGTTTATCCTCACACTCTTTATCGAGTAGAATTGATACAATCGACTGCTCCAGAGAGTTGCAGGCATTCCAGATCTGATCCCTCACGTCGTAGATCTTCTTTTCATTCATTACATCATCAAATGATGTTGCTTCATCTTCCATGGACTTTCTGACATCTTCTGAATTTACTCCTAAGCTGTCACAAAACGCATTAAAGAATCGCTTGAAAAAGTTTCCCTTCGGTTCTTCTGCACCTCCTCTCTTTTTAATCAGGATATTTGCTTTCTGATCTGCTCCGATGTCTACTGCATCGATCTTTTTTACTTCCAGATCTTCCAGCTTTGTCTTTCCTTTTGTTTTCATGTTTCCTCCTTTCTAACGACACTTTTTCGAGTTTCAACACGATTATTCGAGTTTCAAAAACGCAAAGTGCAGTTTCAAAAACAAAAAATAGACCAATTTGCATTTTTTGCAAAATGGTCCTTAGTTGGTCTATTAATTGAACTATTTAGCTATTTTTTGAACTAAATTTTAGATTTAGCTTAATTTTTAACTAATTTAAGACTAAATTTCAGTTTTTCCTTTCAGATTTTACTTCTTCAATGATCTTCTGAATCTTTCTTTTATAGTTCTTGTTCCCTGTCAGTCTTATGTGACTTTCCAAGGTTCTTAGATTTCTGGATGTTGGAACTCTTCTACGTTCCACGTTCTTCTTGATTGCGATCGCAACTCTTTTATTCCTACAGTGCGTATGATGCAATTCAAAGCAATCAGGGTTGTACACGATCCATTCATCCTGTCGGTGTGATTTCTTAATCTTAAGAATGAGATCATCTCCTAATCTGCAAACATCCAGTCATCCGCTAACATATCAGCTTGGCTCGCTAACCATCCCATCTGTACACCAGACGTGCCGATAAACGCAATTGCTTTATTTCCAATGTCATTGTGATCACAATTAACAATTGTTCCGTCTGCTGCTGTGTACGAAATACATGTTGCAAGCTGAATATACTGTTTCTTTCCATTCCATCCTTTTCGTGCAACCTTAAGTCCTCTCTTTAAATACTTAATAGCGTTGGAAAAATCAAAATATGCTGCACCACCTAACTCTGGGCAATTTTCTTCATCTGCGATCATCCATTCATCAGATGTAATATTTCCGAATGTATATTCAGGACATTTTGTTTCTCGAATATCAATGTCCTCGCCATCTTTCGTATGCATGATAATTGTTGTTTTGTCATTATCCCAGAACCAATATCCACCCCAAGATGGTAGCTTCACTTTTCCTCCGGATTTCATAATTTTGAATGCATCTCTAAATTCCATTATTCATCCTCCTCAACTTCAATACGTTTCGCTTTGCCCTCAATTGAGAACATTGTATAAGTTCCGTCCTTAATCTTTGCCCAGACCTCATTGTCTGTGATGTGGAAACCAACCCACCAGCCTTCAGGCAACGTACCTTCCTCTATACCGAGAGTTTTCATCTTTTCCTTAGTGAATATAATACTCTCGATCAGAACGCCTGCACCGCCTCGCTCGTGCATCTCTCCGGCTTCACGATAGAACTCTACATAGGTATATGCTGTCTGTTCTAGTTCTTCCGGATCAATTAAATCGTTCTGGCGGTCAATCAGCTGATTTCCATTCTCATCGACTGCAATCTTAGCCCATCCAAAGACGTACTGCTTTTCTTCGTCCTTCTTAGTAATATCTACTCGATTCAAGGACTTTCGTATACTGTCCTGTGTCTGTGCTGGGGATCGTATATAATCGTTAAAATATCTCATGCTTCCTCCTTCTTATACAGCCGATCAAAGTCATTCTTACGAACTACATTTAATCGACCGACTGAATCTTTTACAACATAGTCTCCTATTCTTGCAACAAGTCTGCTGCCTTTATATCTTCGTGCATTAAAATAGACCGTGCATCCTATAACGGCTGTTGCTCCGTCTTTCTGTACACGATCTATCATAATTTCTTCGGTATTCATTTTCTTTGTGAACCAGTCAGTGGCGATCATATCAATATCAGGTGTGATCTGCACTGCCTGAACTGTCTGCTCTATTGCTTTGTACTTCATCATTCTTCTTTCTTTGCATATCGTCCAGTTCCATTTGCATAATGGATTCCGTCACAGATTTTCATAGTTACTTCTAACATCCCTAAAGGTTCAAACTGCCTACGAATATTTCTCGGAATTGTCTTATCCTTTAACCATTCATGCATGTCGTCCAGTAATTCAAACCATTCTTGTTCGTGTTCTGATACATCCATATCTTGTTTCATTAGCTGATCGAATCTTTCTTTTAATTCAAGATGTTTTTCCATTTTCTAAAGCCTCCATCCAGTGCGATACCTTCTGATAATCTTCAATATTTCCTGATAACATCATTTTATCATAGATCATATTATTCAGCCAGTCATACCTATCTGGTAACGGAACAGAAATAAGCTTCATTGCAAAATCATAATCATTTTTAAATAACCCAGCAACTTTATTTATATTTCTTAAAGCTTCTGTCATATGATCGTACTGTGATTCAAGAATTTGTATATTCTCTTTCTTGCTAATCTCCTGTGCTGCAAACTGTACCGAACCCTCTTCCATGTTCTCATACTGTTTATACATTTTATGATCATATTTTGTAACTGATCTAGCGTGTAACTGTTCATGTAACAAAATATGTGGGGCTGTTTCATGTCTGGTTATAATATCTCCGTTCCACTGGATACCATAAACACCAGAATCATCATCAACTACGACCTTTCCACTCCATGAGCTTTCAAGATCAAGATGTTTGTCTGCAATCTCTGACATTTTATTAGCATGAGTCTCTATTTCCTCTGTGCTGTACTCTCGCAGTTCATCTTCTTCTGTTTCATACGCTGCAGCCATAGATTTTGAATTGACATACATAACACAGCATTTACACCTCGGATGCAGTGGCGGAAGCAACTTTCCTGGAGTGAATTCTTCGTCCATTCCAACAACTTTGCCGTTCAGTTCTCTACATGTGCTGCATGTATTCTCACTGTCCGTGGCAGACCATTTTTTATCCTGTGGTGGCAATATGCCTTGATCGACAAGATTCTTTATATGCTGATATCTGCCATACTCATATGCAAACGCTCTTTCGGTCTGTGCGATCGTGACGGCTCTTTCTCTTAGCCTTTTCTCTGCATACTTCATTTGCTTATCTCTCGCCATTTTCTCGATCTTCTCTGGACTTGTCCTAGGATGTTTCTTAGTAAGCTCTTCCTTGATATTCTCATAGTATTTCATAGCCGCTTGTGTCTGTGGCTTCGTTAAACCAATACAGGGACGGATAAACCTTGCAAGCTCATCTGTTCCCATATGTTTTCTTATTCCGATATCGATCATTGACTGAATTGCATCTTTCTGTACTCTTGTACAATTCGTTACAAGCTCAGCTGTGTGCTTTTCCAACCAATCAGATACCGCCCAATGATCTGCATCAAATTTATATCCAATGTCTATTCCTTTGTGCTGGTTTTGATTTTTAGCACCAGCTTTCATTGCTTTAACCATCTCTGGTGCAATCTTATCATGAACCAGTTTTGAATAATCCTGTTGCCATTCTTCTACAGATTTCTTGGAGATCACACCAGCCTGAATAGCTTCTCTGATCTCTTTAAATGTAAAAACCGTCTGCTGATCCTTCCAATACCTGACCAGCAAGCGTGTTAATTCTGGACTGCTGCTATTAAGAAACCTCTCTAATGCTTCTTTCACATCATTTGGCTTCATCGATCCACGCTTCTTAACCTTTCGGAATAGGAACATATAATCAGCTCCTTCCTAATCGTTTCTTGGCTTCCTGTACCTTTCCATCATCTTCGACAACGTCCTGATTATTCTCCGGGTGTACATTATTTCCCTGTGATCCAAGATCGTTTGTCTGCTGATCTTCTCTGTCAGGATCAATGAATCTTTCATCGTTAGCTACCTTTGGTGGCAAATTACCAGCCTCTCGAACATATGTTTCCAGTTCATCGTCAGGGATCAATACACCAGTGCCAACCATCGTCTGGATGTACTGTGCTAATTTGTTCATGTCGATCTTTTCAATATCTCCGTGAACCATCTTCGGGTAGTCTGTGATCCCCTTGAAATGTTCTCCGTTTAGATCAATTAATCTTGGGATCGCTTGGTTATTAAACGCTTCACAGATAATGTCAAGGTATGATCCAATCGCTACAGCAAATAGCTCTGTCTTATCATCGGACAATGCAAATGATCCAGTGTGTTCA